AAGACAGGGGGGGTAGACTGCCGACCTAAAAAAAGGGCTTCGCTACGCTTACCTTTGCTGCTATTGCATCGTCTACAGCAGGCCACAAGATTGTCAAGGTCATCAGTCCCACCTAACACACGTGGTTGTATATGATCTACTTCGTTAGCTGCTTCACCACAATACGCACATATATAGCAGTCGCGTCTAAGCACCAGCAACCTTTGTTGCTTCCACTTGTAACTGCCTAGATGCTTACTACCCATTAGTGCCAGTTCCATTTCTTAAAGTGTTGTAATGCTTTACATGGTGTGTCATATCTATGCTCGATATAGGACAGACCCCACTTAACCTGTTCTATTGGTGAAGCTGTGCGTAACCATACACTCATGCCTTGAGGTATGCCTGCTGCACCACTGCTCTTATTATACGCAGTGTGCTTCCATGCACTTTCTTTTCCATATAGGTAGGCCAAGCATTTGTATTGATCTAATGGAAGATTGGCTTTTGCATATTGCTTTGGTGTTTGTTGTATTTGAATACCATCGTGTATTGGTGCAACGGCATTAGCCGCGCTAATGAATAGTATCCCCAGGACACTTACTACTGCGCAAGCGATCCGCGTTGCGGCTTGCGCGAAGTGCCTTAAGCACTTTAGCAAGTTAAGTGTAATGGCCTTGTCAAGTTGATTGAACATTTGAGCGTCTCCTATCGGCGTGTCATCTCATATATTGAGACGATTCGCTTAACGGTTATCGGTCTTGTAAAAGCCTTTCCCACGAAATACAACTGCTGGTGCAGTCCAGATGCGTGTCATCATTCCCCCACATGAGCATCTAATACTCTCAGGGTTATCGGTGGTTTCATATATAGCTGCGCACGTATCACAGCCGTAGTCATATCTAGGCAAGTTGTTCCCTTTCATGCAAGACTTTAATGAGTTCCGCGAAAGGATGTTCAAGACTTCTATTTATAATTGAAGAAGGTTCTACATAATCAAAAGGAACACGAATTTTCTTTCCATGTTTCATAATGAGTTTTCCTTGCAAATGCGTAGGCACACCTTTTTCTAGGTATTCTGCCGCTTTTTTGATTAGTTCAGGATTATCTTTAAATAAACCTAAAGCTCTATTACATAAATTGCACAACAAGCCCCTAACATTGTTTGTGACGTGATCGTGGTCAATACATAAGGCCATTACTCCATTATTCTCGCCACATATCCAACATAAACCTTTTTGTTCTTCCATTAGAGCATCAAATTCCGGCAAGGTTAAACCATACGATCTAATCCTTTTACCCCTTGCTTGTTCATAAGTAGTTTTTTCTCTAGGCAAGTGAGATTCCCCCTTGTTGGCAAGTGTGGCAGATTGCGTTCTGTATCATCCATGATCCACATTGTTTGCATCTGGTAGGTTCATTGTTGGGTGCGCGGTCATTGAGGATATTCATTAAATCCCCTAAGCGCATGAAGGCTAAATACTCCTCAGCGTTTTCGCCCTGTCCATTACAGCGGCTAACTACAAAGGCTATTTTACCACCCTTGTTGCTCTCAGCTTGTTTAATCCAGGCTAATGGCTGGAAATCTGATCGTGCCTTTACTTCTATTGAGAATGGTATCCCTGTTATATCTTCGCCTTGCCTACCAGCCCCAGTAGATTCGGCATGGGGATACCATTGCCTCAACCAGTCAGCCACTACGCGTTGCGTCTTGTAGCCCCTGTGCTTGCGGTGATTAGCCATTGACGGCATGACATTTCTCGCATTGCCATTGCAGCGGTGATAGACTAACTGTCCAAACGCCTTCATCCTGATCCGGGATATTGTTACACATTTGGCAGACTAGCATTGGCACATCGCCGTAGAATTCGATTGTGCCATCTGGTCTAGTTACTTCAACATAACCCATCATTCAACTCCTTCCGGTAACCTAAAGTGCCCATCTTTATCTACTCGATACCAGATAGGTGAGCATTGTTGTGCCTGTGGCAACGTGCCTTCTGCACACATAGCACCTGACCAGGCTTTGCCGTTTTTAACTCCGGTCTTAACCTTGCGTGTGCCGTGTGAACATGTTGGAATTGGCTCAGCTTCTCCGAATGTCTGTTGCACTAATTGTGCAGCATCGGCCAGGCTTACAACTGGTTGCTTTGGTTCAGCCGTTACAAATTCATCCCAAGTGTTGTTTATTGCTAAAGGTGCATTGGCTATTGCTTCGCTGGCCAAGTCATTCTTTACTCTAGCGACTTTTCCCATTTCCTCGCGGCTTGGTCTTTTTCCTTTAGCTGCGTAACCAGCGTTTGCAAGTGCGCGACCAATCGCGCTAGTCTCGCAATTCTCCAACGCGCTAGTTGCATTAACGCCGCGATCAGAAATCTTTTCTTCAGCGTATCCCGTTGCAAACGCGACACCATCCGCAAAAGTCCGGTATATATAAGCCTTAACAATAAATCTATCATTCGCAAAACTCTCCAGTTCTGTGTCTATGCGGAAGTCTGGAAAGTCCTTGATGAACTTCTCCAGGCGAACTTCCACGGTCTCGTAATTGTCTAGGTTAAAAGCCATTTAATACTCCTTGTTTAGTGTTGCCATTGGTCTTTGCATACTCTATCTGTTGATCTAATGAGAAGTATGAGCCATCAGCCCACTTAGATACATCTATTGCGCACTCGTTACAGTAAGAACGCTTGCGCCCGTGGCTCTTAGGCAGTTCAGAATGAACAGTCCAAGCAGCTTGTGTTGTGCCTTTAGGATTGTGAATACCGAACCTGCTTTTGCAGTAATCACACCAAACTCCATGCTTTGCTTTAGAAAGCATCAAGATCGTTGTCGAAGTCGGTAAGTGCGATATGTCCTGCAATCGCCATGTATGCGAGAGCATCCGCGTATGAATCACGGTGCGTTGCTTGCTCAGATATACGCGAGATTTTGACGAGTGCCATACATACCGCAACTTCGTGAGGTTCGACTCCACGATTGAGATACGCACTCCATAGCTGCGCAATTCGTATGTGATTAGCAGTTGGGTCTCCATACTGCAAACCTCTGTCATAGAGGAGTCTGGTGCTTTCAGTAAGGAGTTCATTAGCGATCATTGCGAACCGGGATGCGTAGTAATGAACGGCCAGCGTGCCAACCTTCGCGCTTGCCTCTGTTATATCCTGACCAAAAGGCCGTGAACGCAGCTAATGGTGGCAAAGTTAATGCACATAGCAGCGATAAGGCGTTTAGTTCTTCCATTTGTAGCCCCTAACTAACCCACAGCTGTTGTGGATTAAGTTAAGTGTGAACTACTTTTAAGGCTATTTCAACCTCATACAAGCATATTTAGATAACAATTTGATAACAAAATCCTCGTCATATCTCAGCCATTCCTCGCCGCAGCAAGGCTTATCCATAGACTTTGCCCTCAAATTGGAATGAGCCATCCTTCTCAATAGGCACAGCTATAGGCAATACACGCTTACGATCTGTGTAAATAACGCCAAAGCCTGCCTGCCAGTTAAAGGTGCCTTTCATGTAACTAGCACCTGTTGAGCGTGTGTCCATCAAATGCCCTACTTCAAAGCCTGTAAGCCTAGATACCTCTGAACCGCCTGAGGATTGCGTATAAGATGATATACCCTGCCGGTGAGTATGACCACACACAACGCTCTTTCCGTGTCTCTTAGCGGCTTCTAAAGCCGTTAAACCGCCATGTGGCTTGATGCTCTGCTCATCACCATGCACCATTACCCAATTAGTTCCCGGTATTTCGTATGGCTTGCGATGGTATTTAATGCCTAATTCTGGCAGTTTAAGAAAGTTTTCTATCTCTAACTCAGGTGCGCCTATCAGTCCAGGCAGTCGAGTAGAAAGGGCGTTAAAGAGCCGCGCTCCGTGGTTAGATCGTGAGAGCTGTGTGATTTGTAGGTCATACATGACATCAACGCACATGTCTCGGTCGCGGCCGATGGTCTTGGAGTGTTCATCAAAACCGCTACTAAAACGCGATATGGTATTGAAATCCATTTCATCACCAACACATAGCACCTCATCGGGCTTGAACTTGCGGATAAATGTGGCCACATTCTTGACCATTTTGGGACTGTGGAAAGGCACTTGCAAATCTGACACAATCACGATTTTCAAGGTTAGTCCTCGTCTTCATCCTCATAGGGAGTAAAGTTCGGATTGTCTGGGTCAAAGTCCACAGGCTTTGGCAATATCCAATCCGGATAACTGTTCTGATCCTGAATCATGGCAAGGGCAATATCTACTGAGAATCCCGCTTTACGCAAGGCTGTGTAATAGGTGTTTAAGCCTATGCAGTAACTTTCCAGGGGTGTGTAGTAATCATCCTGAACTTTAACCTTGCGAGCCATAGTTAAATTATCGCTCTAAAAGTATGTTGTAAATCTCATCAACACGCGAGTTTAGGCGTTTAATTTCGCCAAGCAAATGTGTGATTACATAGCCTGACAAGCCACCTATGACTGCAATCGTGGCAATGTAGAGGCTAAAGAAATCTGTCTGTGTCATTTTTGAATAATTAAAGTTGAGAGGTTTGCTGTGCCTGATGACGTAATTGCATACACCGCGCTGCCATGATTTTGAACTACAACCTTATCGCCATTGTCCATCCGGTAACCATTAGCAACAGTTAAATCAGCACCGCCAAGATACAACGTGCCTGATGATGAGTGAAAGTGAACTTCCTCAGCTGCATTATCTATTGGAACTACAATAGAAGCTGTGGTTGTTACTGTGTAGTTCGCGCTAGAAATGCTCATTTCTTAGGTGTCGCATATCCAAAGACACCGGCAAGGATAGCCCAGAGAACTGCGCGATAGTCAGCTGCAAAGTTGCTTGCTGCCCAAGCAGACAAGAACGCGCCGGACATTAGGAAATAAGGATTTTTCATTTAGTGCCCCTTAGCATAGGTATTTCAAAAAAAGAACCATCTGTGTCAGCTTTACCCTTATTAAACGATATGTGGATGTGGCTGGTGTGTGGGTTTGACCCACTGTATTTACGCCATTTCCAATTAAGGATTCGGCTAGCAATCTTGTGGTTATGAATGACATAAGATATTCGTTTAGCAGGGTCAGACTTCGCATATGCACGAATTTGATTTGCCAAGTAGATACTTTCAGATTTGTGCTTTGTGAGGTCAGCGTCAATGTCAAGGGCACGAACCCAGCCAGCAGCATCAGGCGTGTGATCTGATTTACTGTCATGCTTAGCGTCTCCGATAGTGCCGTCAGTTCTACGGTCGCGGTTCGGATACGTGTCATCTATTTGCTCGCGCAGCTGAATAACGCTTTTACTCAGGCGTGGTTTCATCCAATTAGTAAAGCGGCTTCTTCGCCAGTTATGCCTAAACGCTCTAAAAGTTCGTTCTTAGCCGCTGCCTTAGAAATGGCTTGTTCCTTGAATAAAGCGTTTGCAGCTTGGTCTATTTCATACTGAGCAAATTCTGCATCATCCATTTCGCGTTCAATAATTTCTCCTGTTGAAACGTCATGAATTAGAACCATTGGTCGTTTTGCTTTTGACATTATTTAACTCCGTAAAGTAGGGCGGTTCCACCGCTGAAAGTTCCTGCGCCTGTAAATATGGTTATGCTTGAAATTGCTGAAGTAGAGTTAAAAACTCCAAAATTTCGATTAATGTCAACGCTTGTTGTAGTAGTTTGGTTATTTGTAAACATGACTGAATTACAAATTTTCCAAGTTGATGTGTTGGCATAATCTAACAAATCATGAACACCAAGTCCGTTATTAACAGAGTTATCGTTGCCAGGACTTGCAATAGAAGTTGAATTGAATGTCTTTGTTCCTAGATTATCAGTGACGGAAACGTAATTACTTCCTGTAACACCATTAAAGCGTAAATTGTAAGATTCTCCGTCTGTTGTAGATTTGAAACCTCTAATTACTAGCTGCAAATTGTAGTAAGTTGCGGGAATACTTGAAAGAGTAATTGTTGATCCGCTAAGAGAAGTTGTGCTAATAAGTGTCATGCCGCCGGCTGAAATACTTGCCCAAGATGGAATACCCGCAGCCACGGTCAATACTTGACCTGTTGAGCCAATACCTAATCTAGCAGGAGTGGAACCTGATGATGAGTAAATAGTATCGCCCGTTGTTGTCATTGGGTTTGTCATGCCTGTGGTATCTAAATTGGCCCAAGCAGAACCTGAATAATAAGTAGTTACGTCTGTATCTTTGAGGTAAGCAAATTGACCTTCTTGTGGCGAAGTAATTGCTGCATCTCTAGCAGCGGCACTTGCAAAGACAAGAACGCCTTGCATCAAATAACCGTTTGTGTCTGAGGCTGTTAAAACATCGCCAGTAACAAACGTCTTAAATCCTAATCCTGCTGCCATTTTGTCCCCTTAATATGTCATTACTGACGTGCCGATTATACCGTATAAAGAACTGCCTATGATGAAAGAGTCAATAATTGGTTCAGATGTTACAAACGTGGTGTTCCACGTTCCTGGAGTGATTTCATGAGTAACACCCATACATTGCAAAGTCTTGTCTATTACTGTGCCATCTTGCCCTACGTTTTTGACTCGTATTGTGTCAAAGAAATCTAAGGTTAAAGCTGCTGTTGTGCCAGCGGCATAGTCGGCTGTGTTTAGATCAAGAGTAAGGGCATCAACCCGTAGAGTGGTCTCTGCCCGTGTCGCAGTATAAGCCTGAGCAATATCTAAAGCCTGTGCGTCTGTCTGGACTAGTAAGTCTGTGGCTGTGTAAGAGTGTGGGAAATACTTGATTTGGCTGGCCGTGTTGCTTGCAGTCTGGGCTGTGCCACCGGCCCGGGTGATACTGGTTGTGTTAATAATTAACTTGTCATCTAGGGCAGTAACAATGTTGCGGTAAGAAATACCTGTGCCGTCATTGGAAAAGAATGTTGGATTAACACCGGACTTGCTTTGAATGGTTGCTCTGCTTAGGAACTCAGCGTTGCCGGATGGCTTGACGTAGAACGCGCCTTGCTCTGAAAATCTCATGTTGTCAATGGCCTGGAGTGATGTCCGAGAAGTGCCAGGATCAGCTTGAACAGTTGTTGAACCTGCCTCTATCTCACGCATGGATGCAGGGAAGCCGATTGTGTCTAGGATAGCTGTAATGCGTGTGCCTGTGGTCTGGCCAGCAGTTCCACCTGTAACTGTGGTAACGCTGGACATGTTGAACAAGCGGAAAGCATCAGATAGTTCTATATCAACAAAACCTATGTTTTGTTCTTTGTCCCAGGTGTAGTTATAGGTGATTGTGTAGCCTGAGAATAAGAATTGGCCATCAGCGGATATACGCACCTTACGCAAAGGGACTAACTTGCCAAAGTAAGGCGAAGCCGGATTGGTTGGGTTCCAATCGCCATTTGGGTCAATAATTCTTATGGTCGCTGTGCCTGCCTGGAATTCTTCTTGAAGCAGGTTATACCCACGTCTAATTGAGACTCTATTGACCTGGTTTGATATATCTATAGTGTCAGCCGCGGCATCTGCCAGCGTGTTAAATCCCAATACACCCTCACCGATTATGAACGGGTAGCCAAATACGGCACCAGAACTAAAGTCGAAAGTTACAACAAGTGTGGGCGTGGCCATGATTAACCGCCGGAGAAACTTTGAATAGTGCTGTAGTTGTTCTTGTTGCCGTTGGCTGAGTTATTAACTGATGCCACGCCGATACCGTATTGAGCAGCTGATGGATCTATAATTATGCGTAGTTCATTAACAGCAGCGTTAGGATTGTTTGACACGAAGCGGCCACCGCCGCTAACTGTATTTGCAACTGTGCTAGGCAGCCCAAAGTCTGATGGTGCGGTAATTCCACCATAAGTTGTATATGATTTTGTTGCCGCGGCTACCGCTGCTGGCATTGAAGGAACTGCGACCTTGGGCGCACCAAGTTTAGCAAGTTCATCTCTTAGTTCTCTAGCACCCTTCAAAGCCGCCATAAGGCCATCTGTGAACCCACCTAGAGGGTTGCTTGAAGATAGTTTCATTGCAGCTAATTGAGTGGCTAATAGCTGCTGCGCTAGGTTGCCAGCCTCAGTTGAGTTGCCTAGAAGGATTGCTTGTTGCAGTTTAAGGCGTAGGGTCTCATCGGCAGTTATTTTGCCCATTAGCGCAGCTGTGTTCTGGATTAAATCCATATCCATAACTTTGGATGATGCATCAAGAACGGCCTGAGCCTTCTTTAACGCTAATTGCTTGGTCTGTTCTTCAGTTAATTTTTTAGTATTAGAAACTATGGTTTGTGTAACTTTGCCTGTCTGTTTAGTATTTTCAACAATCTTCTTTGAGTTACGAACAGACTTAATTTCTTCCTTACCGGCTTTTCTGAAGAGTTCCAAGTAAGAACCAAGCACCGGAATAGATTGCAGGCTAAACAAACCCTTAAACAGGCCCGCACCAGGGATTGACTTTATCTTGTCAATCATAACGCCAATACCTACGATTACTTCAGCAATAGATGTGGAGAAGTTATCCATTGCGTCAGTCAAACTTACGATGTTATCGTCTGAAATCTTTGCTAGGGCAATAACCAAACCTTCACCAATAGTTTCTTTAGCGTTCTCAGTTGATACCTTGAGAAGGTCTAATTGGCCTTTGTAAGTCTGAACGGCTGCTAGTGCATCGCCTTTGAAGTTATCGCTTAGGCTGGTAATAATTTGGTTTAGATTGCCAGATGCAACTGTGGCTTTGCTAATACCGCCGCCAAGTCTGGTTAATGAAGCGTAGTTTCCTAGATAAGCCTTGCTCAATGCTGAGCTGACAGCTGCTACATCTTTGCCAGTTCCTGCCGAGATGTCTAAGGATAAGTTAAGAAGTTTCTGAGCCTCTGCATAATCCCGTGTTGCGATAAGCAAAGATTGAAAAGCAGGCCGCAATAAATCATCTAGCACGCCTGTGGCTTGCTGAGTCTTGCTGATAAAATTTTCAACATCAACGCTATTAAAGGCTAGACCTAAATTTGAAAGGGTCTTAGTAAGTTGTGCTGCTGCCGCATCATCTTCTACAAACGCTTTGAATGATTGCTGACCAAAACGAAAAGCGCGTTGCGCACCTGCTAAACCAAGATAGCCAGCTGCTAAACCTTTTACGGCTTTAGTTAATCCTGAAACATCTTTATTGGCTTTGTTAAACGCTGGTTTGCCTTTGTATTCCGCACCAATACCAACTACTAAATCAACTTTGGCCATTACGCACCACGCCTATTCTTAAAGTTATTAGCTGCATTTTGCAAGGCTTTCATTACCGCCGCAGTTGCTCTGCCTTGATCTCTATTCCATGCTGCAAACATGGCGCGGCCTTGCAATCTGCCTTCACCTTTCATCGGCCCTAAAGCCTGAGCAAAGTTTGGTCTGCTTGATTTCTTACCGCTTGGCGCACGAACTCCGGCACGTTCATAGATAGCACCAATAGCAGACTTGTTACGGATAGAAGCTGCATAAGACCAGCCACGATAGTTAGGCTTGCTTGGGCTTGTGCTAAAAGTAATGCCACGTTTAGCAATTTTAGAATCCCATGTTGGGAATCTTGCTTCACTCATGGCTCTTGGCCGCCAGCCGGATAATGGGCTTATGGAAGGAACAAGATTTCTAGCGTTTTGCACGATTGGCTTTAATGCGGCAGCCATTTCTTTTTGTGTCTCTTTAGCCAAATCAGGTTCAAAGTTCTGGAGTGCGTAGCGGAGTTGCTTAACGCCGTTTAGCGTTGTTGCCATTGTTCATCTCCTTCGCCCTGTCCTTCATAGCCATCAAATAAGTCTTGAACATTCGCACATCCATATCTATAAAGGATTGTGCAGGAATTCCCGTCTCTAGGCTCATTCGTGCAATGAGGTAGTGAAGGGAATCCCTAGTTAGTCCAAAGGGTCATCATCAAGAACTTCCACACGCACAAGCGTATCTAAGAAATCTGCGCCGAAAGGTTTAACAGTTTCTCCCGATCTACGGATACATTCCCAGGCTAACCAATAAACGTCAGTCTGTTTTTCATCCTCACGGAAGGCTTTGTGTAAGCCTTTCTTTGCATAGACTTCAAAAGCGAACTCTATTGCTGGTGTGATTGTGTGAGTGG